CCGCCGCAGTTCGCCCAGACCATTACGCAGGTGGTCCAGGGCGAGGGTTCGCTCGTCGAGCGGTTTAATCCGATCATGACCTCGAGCAATCAGGTGGTCGTGCCGGTGGACGAGACAACGCCCTGGGGTTCGACGGGCATCTTCGCCGAGTGGCTTTCGGACGGTGTCGCCATGGCGGCCCGGAAGCCGGTGCTGAAGGAGCGGATCATCTCGCTGCAAAAGGTTGGCGTCATGGTGTACGTGAGCGACGAGCTGCAGAGCGACGCGCCGGCGATCCAATCGTTTCTCCCTCGCAAGGTGGCGTCGGCCATCGCCGCTTCGGTGAACAACGCCATCGTCCAGGGGAACGGCCAGGCGAAGCCCCTCGGGCTCGTCAACGCGCCTGGACTCGTGACTGTCGCCGACACTGGGACGGGCACCGCCTTCACCGCGGAGGACCTCGGGAGCATGGTTTCGAGGATGCCTCCCGAGAGCCAGGGCAACGCATTTTGGCTCATGCACAGCAGTTTCTTGCCGAAGGTCTGGGGACTCACTCTCGGTCAATGGCCGGTCTTCAACGCCGATTGGCGCAGTGAGCCGAACGGCCGGTTGCTGGGCAAACCGATCGTCATCTCCGAGCATTGCTCGGACTACAACACGGCCGGTGACGTGTTCTTCGTGAGCCCCGACGGTTATCTCCTCGCCATCAAGAGCATGGGCGTGGAGACCGCGGCCTCCATCCACTTTGCATTCGACCAGGGCTTGAACGCCTTCCGGGCGACCATGCGGGTGGGCGGTGCTCCTCTCGCGTCGGCGACGATCACCCGCAAGTCGGGCTCCGCGGCTCTCTCTCACATCATCTGCATGGGCGTCCGCAGCTAGCCCGCGAAAGGAAAATCGACCATGGCAACCTACGCAGCCAACGTCCAGTCTCTCGGCGTTACCGGACTCGGCGTCCCGCCGCAGTCCCTCATCGCGACCTCGAGCGTTCCCGGATCCGGGAACTGGGTCGCGCCAACCAAGGGCCGGGCCCTTGTGGTCATCGGCTATGCTGGCTCCATCGCCGCCAGCGGTACCGTGACCATCAAGTTGCAGCAGGCCAGCGATGCGAACGGGACGGGTGCAGCCGATGTGAGCGGATACACAACGCTCCTCACCTGGGGTGATACGGACGACAACCTCGTGAAGGTGGCGGAAATCACCCAGGACACGCTGGCCACCATCGCGGCAAGCGCGAAGCCCTTCATCGCGCTCGTCTGCACGACTGGCGGCGGCGCAACGGTGGTGTGTTCCGCGGCAGTCTGCCGGCTCGACCCGCAGTACGTCGGTTAGCGGATAGCTGGGCCCGCCGTCGTTCGAGCTCCCCCTCGAATGTCGGTGCAACGGCGGCGGGCCTGGCGCCACTTGAGAGGAAAGCATGGCCGCTGGCGACCTCACGACGACGACGGCCCTGAAGGCGTACCTCGGGATTGAAGCCGAGGAGCCCCTAGACTCTACCCAGACGAGTTTGCTCGAGCGCCTCGTGACTGCGGCTAGTGTCTGGTTCAAGAACCAAACCGGGTGCGATTTCACATCGGCGTCGTACACCGACTATTTCAACGGTAACGGTGGCCGGCAATACACGTGCAAGGTTTACCCGGTCACTGCTGTATCTTCGGTGCTTGTCGATGGAGTATCCATCAGCGCTCGGGTCGCGGTAACGGATACCGGCTACTCCATTCTGGATGATGGCATCTACCTAGTTGGGTACACCTTCACGCGGGGCACGAAGAATTGCTCCATCGCCTACACCGCTGGCTACACGACCATTCCAGCGGATGCAGAGCAAGCCGTCATCGAGTGGGCAAGCATGGAGTACAAGCAGAGGGACCGTATCGGACAGATGAACCGCAGCATCAATGGCGAGTCTGTTACGTGGCAAGTACTCTCCATTCCTACATCCATTCAGAGCGCGATCGACAGCTATCAGAGGTGGAACCTTGACTGATGAGGTCAAGGTTGAAGTGGTGGGAGCCGAGGTCCTCGAGGCGCGTCTTGCTACGATGGGGATCCGGATACGCCGCGATGTGAAGAAGGCCCTTGCCCGCGGCGGTGCAGCGATGCTCCAAGCCGCGCGGAGTAGCGCCCCACAAAAGACCGGGAAGCTTCGTTCGTCCATTCGGATGAGGGTCAAGGACACTCTGGACGGTACGGGTGTCTGGATGAAAGTCACCGTGGGCGAGTGGTACGGGCATTTGCTCGAGGAGGGCGTGGACTCGCAGCGTGGCGATTATCGGGTCTGGACCGAGCGGAAGGGTGGTGCAGGGGGCCGCCTCGGTGGTAAGCGGAAGCGGTTCAGGGTGAAGAAGCGCACCTTCCGGATAGCGGCACGGCCCTTCTTTGCTCCGGCCTGGGAGCGGACCGCGCCCCGGCTCGAAGCCGAAGTTGGAAGCGCCGTTCACCGCGCAGTGCAGGAGAAGGTGTAATGGCCTTCGCTGCCATCGACCGGGAGGCCATCTATGCCGCTCTATTTGAGAGGTTGAAGAAGGGCGTCCCTGGCGTCCGGTTCTGGACTCGTCGGGAAGTGACCAGCGACGAGATGCCGACCATGCAATATCCAGCGGGGGTGCTGGTGGTCTGGGATCAATCGCCAGAGCAGAGTCACGACATGCCGCCCAAGTGGCGGCTTACGGCGATGCTTGGCGTCTGGACCGTGGCGCGGAAGATGAATCAGACGCCGGATTCGGAACTGAACGACATAGTGCGTCAGGTGGAAAACGCGCTAGTCCGTCAGCCGATGGAGGACGCCGATTCGTGGACTACTACGCTCGGTGGTCTAGTGCATCACGCCTGGATCTCGGGGCCCGTCGAGTTCTACCAAGGCGAAGCGAGCGGGCAAGGCGAAGTCAGGTTGCAGATCGAGATGCTGGCGGCATGACAAAGGAGAGGTAACCATGGCTGCACCACTGTTCGGAGTCGGAGCTCTCACTATCACGCCGTCGGGGGCCAATCCAACGCCATCCCGGATCGGCATCGTCAAGGATGTGTCGGTGTCCTTCAAGGGGACGAGCGTCAAGCTGTGGGGTGAGGAAGCGTTCCCGGAGGACGTCGCCATCGGCCAGCGGGAAATCTCTGGCAAAGGGAAGTTCGCTTCCGTGTCAGCCCGGACCATCGCCGCCATGCTGTCTACCGGGGCGGCCCCGGCGACGGGATCGAGGATCCAGATCCTCGATGAGACCGGGACCGTGCCCACCACGCCGTTCCAGATCACGGTAGCTCAATCCGCGAAGTTCTCAGAAAACATCGGAGTGGTCTACGCGAATACAGGGTTGCCGCTCACTGTCGGATCCACGGCCACCGCGCAGGGAGTCTACGCGGTCTCGGCCGGTGTCTACACGTTCCATACAGCCGATCAGGGAAGCGCGGTGCTCCTGAGCTACACCTATGCGGAGGGAGCCATCGGACTGACTGTCAACAAGGCGAATCAGGCTATGGGTGCCGCTACCGTGTTCGGGCTCAACCTTGGACAGACGTACAAGGGAAAGAACTGGCTTCTGCGGTTGCCCAACATCGTCATCCCGTCTTTCGATCTTGCATTCAAGAGCGACGGGCACGTTGAAGAGGACTTCGAATTTGAGGCGTATCAGGACGCGACCGGTAACCCGTTTTACGTCTACTTTACCGAGAACTAAAGGAGGGTTGCGTGCCGCATGCCGTCAGGCTGGGAGGAGTGGAATATCTCTTCGGGGACCTCACCGGAGCGCATCTCGAGGACTTCTACGATGATGTCATGCGCTTCGCCCAAGTGTCCGGGATGCCAACCAAGGACCAGTTCGGTAGCATTCTGACGCTCGCACATCAGGCCTTACTGGCGGGCGGGAAGTGGACCGGGACAAGAGATGATGCGCGGGTTCTCGTGCGGGTGTCCGACATGGGTACCTTGGCCACCTCCGTCGGCACGGCGCTGGGGTTCGAGGCGGTGACGAAGGGGGAAGGGTAAAGCCCGGTGGACTTCCCGCCCTCGGGGATATCATCGGGCACTGCATCACGAAAACGGGATGGACGTGGGACGCGGTACGAGCTCTGACGTTGCGGAGGATGTGGATGCTCTTTGCGTATTGGTCCCGGGGAGGCGAAGCGGCTGAGGAGAGGCGGGAGCAGATGAGTGATGACGAACTAGTGCATCACTTCCTCGCGGGGGCAAGGGGCCGCTAGTGGCTGACTCGCAGCTAAAGGTCATCGCTACTTACCAGGGCGCCCAGCTAGAGGCGGGGCTCGCTCGGTCTACGTCGCAGGTATCGCAAGCGGCCCAGAACATTGAGGGGCGCTTCCTCAAGCTGGGTGGGACGCTCAAGGATTTCCGCCGTGAGCAGGTGGCGCAGGGGCGGCAGGTTCAATTTCTGGCGGGTGAGCTGTCGTCCCTCATCCCGGGGGTGGATGCCGCAAGCGGGTCGCTGCGAGGTCTGCTGTCGATCTTGGTAGAGGGAGCGGCGGGCGGGTTGTCATTCGGCCTGGCGTTCGAAGCGATCAAGTTCACGGTTGGCCTCGTCAACAGTGCCATTCGCGAGCAGGGGGAGCGCGTTCGCAACCTCGCTGCCATCAGCCGCGACTCTGCCGAGATCATCGCAAGCGCGTGGCAGCGCGTCTGGGATGCGCAGAAGAAGCCGACGGAGGGACAGAAGGAATACGAAGCGGCCATCAAGGCGAGTGCGCCCGCTATCGAGGAACTGGAGAAGAAGGTTGCTAAGGTCAAGGACGCTGGTCCTGGCACGCTGTCCTATTTGCGGTCCGTGTTCGGTGATCCTGCCTCGATGCGGGCCTGGAACAATGCATATGCGGAGGCATCGGAACAGCTCATCAAGACACGGAACGCTGCGGTTAATGCTGCGGCGGCGGCGGCTGCGTGGGTAACGGAGGAACAGAAGAGGGCATCGGCACTCGTCGGATTCGGGCGCCAAGCGGAAGAGTCGGAGAAGCGCAGGCACAAGGCCAGGGAGATATTGGAGGCAGCCGTCCGGACGGATGCGGAAGCATCTGACAAGCGGCGTGCAGAATTCCAACGTGGCCTAGAAGACGCAGGAATCAGGGCGAAGAAAATTCTGGAGGACGAAGCGAAGCTGCTTCGCGAGATCGAAGCGAAGGTGATCACTTCGCAGGCGCCTCCGATGCGGGAGTCCACTGCCGCGGAACTCACGCGCGGCGATGCCGGCGCTGGGCACGAAGCGCAAGCCAAGCGAATCGAAAAGGAAATGGCGGCTGCCAAAGCTCAAGCGGCTGCGCTCGCCGGCACCATTTCTGGGCCCCTCGGGAATGCTCTGTCCGGAATGCTGCTCCATGGCAAGGGTGTATTCGAATCACTCAAGGGCTTCTTCACGTCCCTAGCCGAGTCTTTCATTCAGCACGTTGCGGAGATGATCGCACAGTGGATCGCGTTGAAGGTGGTTATGGCGACCACTGGGGGAGGCGGATTGTTCGGCTTCATGCCTGGCTTCGCTTCGGGGAGCTGGGAGATTCCGAGGGACACCGTCGCTTATCTGCACAGGGGGGAAATGGTCGTCCCAGCGGCGCCGGCTGAGTCCATTCGCAAGGGTGAAGCCGCCATGGGAGCAGGGTCATCCACGAACATCAACGTGACCATCCACGCGACGGACGCGCGGTCTGTGGAGCGTCTCTTCCGTGAGAATCAGGGGCCCCTGCTGCGGTCGCTACGTGATGCGGCCGGGAACCGGAGGGGCTAGTGGCGAGTGGCGCGCATCTCGAATCCGCGACTGCCCTAGACGGATTTGCGGGGCAGAATCTTACGCAGGCCATCGGCGAGGTAGTCACTCCTAGCGATACCTATTCGTGGCGCGGGTCATGGTCGAGTCAGGGTCCTGAACTTGTCTCGACTGTAGATGCATTTGCGGTACAGATCCAATTCAAGCGAGCGGAACTGGAGTCGGCGCTTGTTGATGATGCTTGGCTCGCCGTACTTGATCGCTTGATCCCTCCCGTCGGTGCTCTATTCCCGTGGCTTCCTGGTGTAGATATCCGAGTGGGTAGGCGGCCGGTCTATTCGACGGCGATTCAGACATCCGTATCGGGCCTAGAGCGCCGGGCATCTAGATGGTCTAGGCCACGCTTTCGGTTCTCTGTGCGGTTCAATATTCTCCGCACACTCTCGCCACAGGAAGTCAACGAAGTCTGGGCCATCCTGGACCTGTTCCATGCATCATTCGGTGCGGCGGGAGAATTCTGGTTTCCCGATCCATTCGATGTGACGTATCGGAAGTGCCGGTTCGAGTCGGATGAATTGGAGATGGAACGCTTCCTAATGGGCCGTTGGCGTACTGCCGAGATTCGCCTGATTACTACGGGCGAGGTATACGGTGGCGGTCCTGGGAGTGGGGATCTACAAGGAGATGCCCTCGGGGCATGAGGTCATACGATGGCGACGACCCTTCCGACACAAAAGACTCTTCCAGCCATTAATCCCGCCCCTGTGGGGCGCGAGGGCTCCTACATCCGATTGGCTGACATCAACGGCCTGCTTGATCACACTTCCGGATGGGTCAACGTCAAGAGCTACGGTGCGGTAGGCGACGGGACGACCGATGACACCGCGGCGATCGTGGCGGCGCTGACGGCGGCAGATGGCGGATCCGCGTTGCTGCCGAAAGGCACCTACAAGGTGACGAGCCTCGTCATCAACATCACCCAGGGCCTGTCGATCCAGGGTTATGGTGCCACGCTCACGAACACCAGCCAAACGGCAGCGAGCGGTGGTCTGAATGTCCCGATCCTCCGTATCAAGGGCACGGCCACGACCGATGTCAGCATCGAGGGCTTGTCCATCTCGGGCCCGAGGACCACCGGCAACACGACAACGCCGAGTGGCACCTACGCGACCACTGGTTACCCGAGCGGCATCGACATTTTCACAGCCCGGAACGTGGTCATCCGCAATGTGAAGGCGAGCGGTACCTACTACGCCGGAATCGAGGCACACTACACCACCGCTACCACCGTGCGAGAGTGCGATGTCAGCAACCACGGATATGCCGGGATCGACATCAGCGACACGGACGCTATGGTGGTGGACGGAAACCGGGTGGATGACATCGGCTATGAAATGATCACCGCCGGCTACGGCATCACCGCCGCTACCTCGTATTCCGGGACCGGATACAACCGTTCGGTTTCGATCACTGGGAACACCGTCACCAAGACCAAGCGCAAGGGGATCGACGTACACTCTGGCCTCGACGTTCGGATCGTCGGGAACAGCGTCAAGGGATTCGGCAACGCTGGCCTATATGCCACTTGCGAGGGCGTAGATAAGCAAGTGCGCGACGTTGTAATGAGTGAAAACCTGATCGAAGGAGATAGCGGCTTCGTCGCGACCGCTTCGGTGGGAGGTATCGATCTCGGAGCGTTTGGCGCTTCCGTATCGCAGGCGCCGACGTTCACGATCACGAACAATACCATCAAGACACTCTCAGCCGCCTACGTTGTCGCCCTCGGCAACCCATCATCGGGAGCGAACACGGTCAAATCGCTGGTGGTATCCGGGAACACCACGCTCGGCGTCACGATGACGAGTTTCGTCGGACTCAATAACAACGCGGTCCTGGTGGGTTCCGTCACCGTAACTGGCAATGTGCTTGCCGGAACTTACTCTGGCAATATCGTCAATCTGCGCACGTACACACAGGCGGTAATATCGGGAAACTCATTTAGCGGCTCGTTTTCCTCCCTCGTCGGGGACGATGGTAGCGGCAAACTCACGGCTTTTAACAATCTGGCGAATGCAAACCCAACTCAGGACTTCGCCGGAGTCAAGAAGAGCGCGCTACAAGCCCCAGTGGGAGGCACTGGATCTTACTTTGCCGCAGAGTATGAAACCTTTGCAACAGCAGGAGCTACCCCAGCCAACGTTGATCTTCTGATTGCGGACCTTTCGCCGCTGAACGATACCACTGTTGCAGTGGATGTAGAAGTGATCGGGACCGGTGCGAACACGACCGGCTCAATACGCTGGAGGCAGACGGTGTACGGTACTCGCACCGGCGCTGCTAATGCGGTCTGGACGCCTGGCACTGCTACAAACATGACCGTCGAAGCAACGGCCTATGGGGCACTGACGGCTCCCAAACTGATTTGGAACGCCTCCACCAACGTGGCAACGCTGCAACTTCAACCACAAGCCACTTTCAGCGCCTACCGGGTCCGCGCGAGGTCTATCTCCTGGCGTGGGTACGTGGTCCCACAATAATGCTCTTCCACAATCGACGATAGAGCAATGCGTACCGGTATCGCACCGTTTGCTTTGGTCGCCTCCGCTAGATGGGCGGACCTGTTCACGGTTACCCTAGCGGACTCCACGGTCCATCGCTGGACGAGTCTAGATAGAGACGTGACCGTGGGCGGTGTGACATGGACGGCCGGCGGGGGGACGACGCCTGTCGTAGGGCCTGGCCGAGTACGCTTCGCCCTGGGACTAGAGGTATCAACCTACGAACTCGCGCTTCTGTGCGGAGATGTCGCCAGGATCGGTGGGAACCTAGTAACTCACCTTGCCGCGGATGGCGGTTTTCTTGAAGCCAGGGTGCTCGTGCAACGCGCCATATTCTCGGACTGGAATGGGACGCCCACTGTGCTTCACTGGTTCGAGGGTGCGGTGTCCGGATGCGAACCCACATCGACGCTGGTTCGCCTAACCGTTAAGAGCCAGCTCGAGACTCTGACAACGAAGCTACCGAAGCGACTATTCCAGTCTCGTTGTCCGTACTCCCTTTTCGATACTGACTGCGGGGCTACGAGGCCGTCGGGCGTGACGCGCTCCGTGGTCTTTGTAGAGAGCACACAGCAGTTCAATATCGACCTT